AATTTGGTCTTTAGTTGAAAACAATGCTTGTGCAAGTTCAATTTTTTTAGCATCAAGCGCTTCAAATGCACGAGCAGAAAGAAGAGAATTCAAACTCTCTTTCGCTTCTAATGCTTTTCCACTTGCAACGCTGTCAATGATACTTTTTGCATCCATATTAGTTTCCTTTATTATTGCTTATTTAGTTATCGCCTATTTAGTCTGGATGAATATTTAATTACCTCAGCATCCAACATAGGCGTTAGAGATTCGGTTTTTTCTTTTTCGGCTGTATTATCTACTGGTGGATACTGTTCTGCACTTTCTTTAGATTGTTGATTGACGTTACCATTTTGACCAATTTCTTGATTGGCTTGATCTTGTTGATCTGCTTGTTGTGTAGGACCACCAGTTCCGTTTGCACTTTCTTTCTTAATTTGTTGGTCAATTTGTTCCATTTCTTCTTGTGTTTGCCGAAGAATATTCATGCGAACCCACTCTGCGGAATAATAACGACCAACATATGGGTCAACAGCCACTAATGTTTGAACGCGAGCCTGCAAAAGTTCAGCATCGCTCAATTCAGTAAAGTTATTGTCTTTTACATAATCGTAATAGATATTTTCTTTGAATTCTTGCCATTCTTCTTTTGTGCAGATACCTTTTAATACACATTGTTTTTCTAATGCATGATCAAAAATCTGCGAAAATTTATTACGAAGGCGAATGATGAATTTATTAAACTTGACCTCATCACGGGTAACTTCTGTTGAACGACCAAGACCAATCATGCCGCCTTGTTGTGGCTCTAAACGAGAAAGTGGCACATTTAAAGCCTGTAATAACTTCATGCGAAAATATTTTACATCTTCCAATTCACCCAAGTTTTGTCCAGCAGGCAATGTGGTAATTTCTGTGCCTTTACCACCTTCACGCCGTGGTAACCAAAAATCCTCGAGCATTGACATATGCTTACGATCATCACGGATTTCACCAGTAGATGAATCGTAAACAACTTTATTTTTATACTTAATCATTACATCACGAAGATATTGTTCAGCTTTACCTTTTGGCAAGTTACCAACGTCAATGTAAAATACGCGGCGCTCTGGTGCTCTTGATAGTCTGTAAATAACGACAGCATCTTCAACCATGCGTAATTGATTAAGTGGTTTGATTGCTTTATGCAAATACGAAATGACAAATGTGTTTTTTGCATCCATCAAACCAGAATTCACATTAATGATTGAATCGGGTGCAATGCGAAGCCCTGCATTTAAATTAGCAGAATATGTTTGTGTTGTTGTGCCTTTGTCCGAATAAACATAATATTCGGCAATAGACTTAATGATACTTGCGCCAGTTTTTGGATCTCGATCTTTGACCAACTCGCGCACTTTACGAATCTTTCGTGGGTCAATATAGCGCAGCTCTTTTATACCTTCCTTTGGTGTTGATTCGTCAACTACTACATGATAATAAATTCTACCATCAATATACCATCTTTTGAAAAGGTCATCTGAGAGATTGCCAAAGTTAAGCATTTTGAGAATGTTCTCAAATTCCTCTGAGATTTTCTTTTTAACTGCCGCTGGTTGTTGCAATTTATCTAAAACAATATTAACGGTTCGTCCAGAAACATCGTGTGTAATGGCTTCATTGACAATATCATCAATTGCCATTTCCATTTCAGGATGATTTGCCATTTCACGATAGCGAGTAATTAATTCAAGCTCATTGCGAACCGCACCTTCTAAATCAACATAGGTGCCATAATAGGGAGTAGAGGTGATGGTAACAGCACCATCATCGATTGCTGTAGTTGGAAGTGTAAAAGAGGGTTGTTCAGGAGGTTGCTCCTGAACAATATCTTGCTTACCAAAAGTAAAACCAAAGAGTTTTATTCTCGCCATTATCAAATCATTTCAAAAATAAGAAGAAAGGCCGAAGCCTTTCTCCTTATATAACGCCGTCGGCTATTGATTCCCACCACTGATAAGACAGAGTTACAGAGAACTCCTCAATTGCATCATTTGAACCCCAATCAACATCAATTGCGGTTAAATCTGTTGGGAATAATCCTACAAACTTATATTTTTTTAATGTATTACCTGATTTACCATATTGAGTAACATCACCATCAACTGTGTAACCAAAAGGTGCAAGAGCAATTGGATTACGAATGTTCAAATTATGTGAATTAATTCCGTTCATCCATCGTTCAAAAGCGTTGCGTATCGTAAAATCTTCATCATTAATGACAGTGATTGTCCAGTCTTGGAAAGTTCTGTTACCTGCAAACTTTAATTCACGGCCAAAATATTGCACTGGTACCACACCGATAGTTGCACCTGGTAATTGTGCAGTCTTACACATAAATGTAAGTTTTGTTTGTGCATTCCCTGGAGCAGAGAAACCAGGAAAAGGCATAGAGACTTCAAACAAATTGGGACGCGCACCGTCCCCTACCATTTGTGCTCTAAAATTATTTACATTAAAAGCCATGTATTTTTCTCCCGTTCTCTATTTATTAAAACTTCCCAACAACTTCATCGAAGCTTACGCCTGTGCGAACTGCAACGAAGTTAAGTTGGATAAAGTTGATTGAGCGCGCAGGTTTAATATAGATATCGCCAACAAATTCGTTACGGTCAATAACTTCACCAGTATTATTGGTTTCGTCACAGACCACACGGAAGTCGGTAATACCACGGCGACCTTGAACATCACGCAAAAACGGCTCTACTATTGAAACAAACTGAGCTCTTGTGAATTGGTCATTAAATTCAAATAATGAAAAACGAGCCGCACGAGCAATTGCTTTTTCAAGGACAATGAACAAACGGCGAACATTGATGCGATCAAACGCACTTGGTTTGCTTTGCATCGTCTTGTCACCAAAAAGAACTGTGCCTTCACCTTGGAAAGAAACAATTGGATTAATTCCTTTAACATACAAATCATCACGATTTGTTTTAGTTGGATTATATGCCAACTTGATGATGTTTTTAATGATACCACGATTTAGACCACCCGGTGAGAACCAAGGATCTCTTTCTTGGTCGGTTCTTGCACACAGACCAGCAACATCACCGTTCAATGGCACCCAACGATACACATCGTTATACTTGTCGTATTGATACTTCCAATTATTATCAATAACAGCATACGAAGAAGATGTTAGTGTATTACGGAAGGCAACGCTATCAGTAACTTCATTTCCAGCATTGTTTACGCAATCTGCTCTTTCTGGCGACAAAAACACCATGCAATCTTTACGGCTTCCTGCCATTGAAATAAGGTCAGCTGCAATAGCTGTATCAGCGGGACCAGCAACAACCAGTGAAATGTCAACAGAATCGGCATCATCAAAGAAATCGTATGCCGTTATCACATTAGCAGCTACAATAGTGCCATCAGCACCTTTTACAAGCGACACTGTTACATTGGAAGTTAAATTTGCAAATGCAATTGTTGAATTACCACCCCAATTAGTACCAGTCGATGGATGATCCATCCATTGAATATACTTTGATTTTTCTGCAAGAACATTCTTATAAAAAGTTGAGCTACCTGAATCGTCTTTTGCATCAGCCGCTTTAGAAGCAAATGGAAATGTTTCAAGAACGGTATTTCTTGTTCCAGTAAACTTACCATCTTCATCAACAACAATTATATGAAGCTCGTCATGACTGCCGCCTTTATTTGATACAAATGTTGATGTACCTGGCGCAGAATTAAAACTAGAGGAAAATGACCAATTGTTATAAGTGTTGGCATCTACCATCGAAACTTTAAGTGAATTACCAATCTCACCAGGATAACGTGCAGCAAACTCACCTACCGAGGCTTGACCGCCTGAGAAATTGTTTTCCCAATGATCCTCATTTTTAATCAAAATAGCAGTTGCAGAGCTATCCGCAATCGCATTGCGTGTAGATGCAATTGATACTGCTCGAACAATTTTTAAATTATTAGTATATGCAAGAAAGTTTGCAGCTGAGAACCAGTATTCATAATTATTGGAATCTGGCTTACCAAATTTGTCGGTAAGGCGAACTTCGTCAGAAATGGTGATGACTTCACTGGCTGGACCCCAAGCAAACGGCCCCGCAAACGCGCCAATGCTAGTGGCGACTGATGGCACAATTGTAGTCAGGTCAATTTCTGATACATTTACGCCTGGTGAGAGCTGAAATGCCATGGATTTCTCCTTTGATTATAGAACGATACTCGTTTTATTGTCTATTTAGTTTTTTATAAGTTTGAAGAAATATACCCTTTTTTGGTCCAGACATCACCGGAATCAACAAGAACTTCTTCTTTTCGACCATCATCAATAATTCCAACAGGAGTAAGATCTTCTTCTCCCAACAGATTTTGTTCTTCCAACAAAACCTTACGAATATCTATATTTGTTGAATCTTTGAAGTAACTTTGTGCAGTTAACCATGCAAATAAAACAAGACCCATTACAATATCATCAGTATTTCCTTCTTCGGCAGCAAAAGAATCTCTGACACGAACAAAGGTATTCAATTCGGCAATTGTGTCAAAATCTTGAATAAGCAACTTGTTTGATTCAACAAGAGTCTTTAAATTAGCACATCCAATTTTTTTGACTGTTTTTGTTGTCTTAATGCCAAAACTAGATGTTCGTTTAAAACCTCCTGAAATTGCTTGACCTTTGATATGATGATGTTCAATTTTATAGATATTTTCATACTCTAAATCATAATGTAGGATATCAACGACCTGTTGACCCACATTGTTTGTCTCAATCAAAACAAATGCTTCGTTGTATCTTCGGCAAATAGAATAGATAATTGTTGGAAAAAACAACAAAGGTAACTTATTGTTCCTGTATTTTGCAACTTGTTTATATGGTGTTTCTGTTACATCAATTACATTAATCGTATGATAGTCTAATCCAACACCTTCTGAACAATCAACTGTGGCAATATACAAACGACCTTGTTTTGGTAATTCGTAGATATCAAAGTTTTCTTCTTGCCATGGTGGGTCTTTGAACGCAAGACTTCTTAATTTGACTCCAGAAATAAGCGTTGCTGTTGAACCAAGAAATTCTGTTTCAAATTCCTGTCTAAATTGTTCTTCAGAGGTATTGCGAATTATTTCTTCTTTCCATTTTGCATCTCTGCCAGGTACCATTGACCAATGAACTTCAAGTGGTTTGTATAAAGAGCGACCCTCTGTTGCATCAATCCACATTTTATAAAAATGATTGAGGCCATATGGTGTTGAAACAATAATGACTTTTGTGGTTTGACCTGATGAAATAACAGGATACGTGGATGTAAAAAAGTCATCTGCCATATTCTTGGGAACAAAAGCAAATTCATCTAAAAAAATCAGATTATAAGTTCCGCCACGAATACCTGCGGCAGATGTTGCATATGCAAAAATCTTTGAACCGTTTTCAAGTTCAATATTCCTTTTGTTCCAAACAATAACACCCTGTTGAAGCCATATTGGAAGATGCTCATAGGCTTTTTGTAAGCGAGAAAGAATTTCTTGCGCTAAAATACCTTTATTGGCAAGAATTGCAATTGTATAATCT